CTGGTGTATCAATTGATACTACTAGTAACAGTAACCAAATTATTGTAAGCACAGAGTTTTCTGAGATATCAGGTGATACATCACCACAACTTGGTGGAGACTTATCTGTAGCATCAGGTGGTAACACATTTAAAATTACGGATTTAGTTACTCCTACAGGAGACTCAGATGCATCAAACAAAGGCTACGTTGATTCAAAGATTTCAAAGGCTGGTGTTGATGCAATAGACCCTGCTACAGGCGCAACCCAAAGTTCTTTTGGAACTATGAGTGGTCCGTTGATTCTTTCACGTTCTCCTGAACCGGATGACGATATTAGATACGATGGGTTAATTGCTGCGACTAAATCATATGTTGACGGTTCATCTTTTGGATCGAGTGTAAACTTATATGTTGCAACATCTGGTCTTGATGTTAGAACAGGAGTTTCAGATGCTTTACAAGGTAGAGCACTTGCTTATGCTTACAGAACACTTGAAGCAGCATGTAAAAAAGCAGAAGAAATTTTACTTGAATCTAACGACGATATTGGTCCATACGAAAAGAAATTAACTTATGCTAACGGAACAAAATCAGTTGAACTAGCAACTATTGGTACATCACCTACATCAGGTACAGGGTTTGTTGGCACACCAAGACTAAGTGTTGATACTATTACATTAAATGCTATAGGAACAAACTACCAAGCAGGAGATATTATTCAACTTGCTGGTGGAGTAGGTGGTGCTGCAAAATATGAAGTTTTAACAACTGCATCTTCACCAGGTGCTGTGGTAACATTTAAACAAATTAGTTCAGGTAACTATACTACATTACCAGGTGCTACAGGAATTACAACAACTACAGATAGTGCATTTGGTTCAGGCGCAACATTTGATGTTACTTACAAAGTAAACAATGTTACAATTACTAATGGTGGTTCAGGCCACAGTTTAGTTTCAGTACGTATTACTGGCGGTGGTGGAGACGGTGCGTTTGGTAGTGCAACAGTAACTGGTGGTGTTATTACTGCTATTGAAGTTACTGATAGCGGAGGCGGATTTACTAGCATTCCAACTGTTGAGGCTGATTTGCCTAGATTCCTTTTAAAGACAGAAGGACAAAGAACAGACTACACAGGTGATGTGTTAACAGATACTGAAGTTGCATTTAGAACAAGAGATATTAGAGAAGGTTTATTCATAAAAGGTTTAACATCTGGTGCACAAGCGCAGATACTTGCTCATGAAGGTGCATTAGATAGTGATGGAAATGAAATTTTTGATGTTGATATTAAGTTTGGTAACTTTCAAATTGGTGAAGAACTGTCATATGGTGATATTACTAACCAAACACAAATTACTATTTTACTTGAAAGCGGAGTGTACGAGGAAAACTATCCTATCAAAGTGCCGCAAAACGTTGCTATTGTAGGTAATGAATTTAGACGTTGTATCATAAAACCAAGATCCGGAACTTCTAGTTCTCCTTGGGCTTTCCAAAAATTTAGAAGAGATACAAGCATTGATGGACTTACAACTGCAAGCGACTTATATGGATACCATTACTTAGAAGATACTACACAACCTGTATATCCTAGAATAGATAATGGTGGCGGCTACAAAGCATCAGCAGCACTTATAAAATTAAACAGAACATTTTTGCAAGAAGAAATTGCTGCCTGGATTAATTATCAAATCACAAACAACACAGCACCTTATACATCTTCATTCACTTATAATGAATCAACATGTAAACGAGATGTTGGACTGATACTAGATGCAATGATATTTGATATTAAGTATGGTGAATACAATAGAACAATATCAGCAGGTTTAAAATATTATCAAAATGCAAGTGGAAGACTTGCAATTACAACTCAACTTTCTGAAACACTTGCATCACTACAATATTTAGAAACTATATTAGATAAAATTATTGCTAATGATCTTATTACAACAGTTTATAATACAGGATTCCTTCAAATTACTGATGCAGCATTTGTTAAAGAAACTGGAACTGAAGATGTACTAGAAGCATTATTTGATGCACTGGAAGATGTAATTGATGGATCAGGAAGTGTAAACTATCCTAAAGATAATGATAAACTTGACGTATTCTTATGTAACGATGCTGTAATACTTAGAGCGATGACAATGCAAGGGCATGGCGGGTTTGGCTTGGTACTTGATCCAACAGGACAGATACTTGCTAAATCACCGTATGCACAAGAATGTGCTTCATTTAGTAAATCAATTAACGCACAAACATTTGCAGGTGGTATGTTTGTTGATGGGTTTGCTGGTAACTTACAATTTTTACACGCTAGTAGCACAAGTACAACACGTATTAATGTATCAGGACTAGATAGATTTCCACAATTGCCAGCCTCATTTATTGTTGGCGATGATATTTTTAAAGTAAACTATGTTAGAGATTATGTATACGGTGCAAGCGGAAGTACCGCAACACTTGTACTTGACGAAACTACACCTTTTAGTTTAACAGCAGGTACACAAACACTAGCAAGTATTACACAAGCAGATCCTGCTGTGTTTACAAAAGTAGATCACGGTTTACAAGCAGGCGCAACATTAGTCTTTAATACATCAGGAACATTGCCGGCAGGCATAGTAGCAGGTAAAGAATATTATGTTTCAGAAACAGCATTAACAGGTAATACGTTTAGAATTACTGCTGCATTTTTAGGCGATGTTGAAGTTGCAACAACAAGTGCAGGAAGCGGAACACACAGTTATCAGAGAAAATATGAAATACTGATGCCTGGTAACAGATCAATGTTATCAAATGACTTTACACAGATATCAGATATGGGGTATGGCTTGTTGGCTACTAACGGTGGTTTAACAGAAGCAGTATCTATGTTTACATATTACTGTTATGCTTCATACATGTCACTGAATGGTGCGCAAATTAGAAGTATTGGTGGTTCCTCAGCACATGGTATATATGCTCTTGTTGCAGATGGATCAGATCCACTTGAAGTTCCAACTCCTACAACATTGTATTATGATGTTGCTCAAAGAGTTGATTGTTATTTCCCAAGTGCTTCTTTCCAAAACGTGACAAACGGATTAGATGTCCATGTTACAAATTATGATTATACTCCTCTTAACAATTCAGAACTTGAAGTTGACCACGGTAATTTAATTTATAGATATCCTGTTACGTCAGTTTCAACTAATGACTTGCCAACAGGTGTCTCAAAACTTAATTTAACATCTGATGAAACAGGGAACTTTGATGGATTGTTTGCTGCTATTGCAGATGGAACTAAGATGTCACTTAGAAGTAACTCTCAAATTATTCTAACAGGTGAACTTGCTGACGTTGCTACAAGACCATCAACAGGTTTACGTTTTGCTGAATCACCAACTGATGTTTATCGTGTATTACAATTTGAAGATTATAGTGATGACGTAGATGGTAGAGGTGCTTTTGATGTAGAATTTACTGTAGCAAACCCTACAGTACTAACATTTACTATTACTGTAACTGATATTACTAGTAATAATACACTTACTACAGATAGAAAGCATGGATTAAGACGTGGTGATACATTTGTTCCTAAGACTACAGCAAACGGATTAACAGCATCAACAACTTACTACGTATATGATGTTCCTACTTACAACACTATACAACTTTCAACGTCATTAGGCGGTACATTACTTGGTGGCTTAACTGATGGTTCGGGATTAAGTTTAGTAAATGTTATTCCTCACAAACAGTTAGCAGACTATAGATTTACATTTGATTCGACTGGAACATTGCCAACAGGAATTACCGCTGGTATTACATACTTTGTACTAGAAACAAATATAACAACAACAACTTTTGAAATTGCTACAAGTAAAAATGGTATACCAGTAGAAGTAACCGGTGCTGGTACTGGTGATATAACTGCAATAGCAGATGGTATTACAAAAACTACTCTTAGAGAAAACTACGATTATATAGATTTAACTGTATACCAACCAAGTGAATCAGTTGGAACAACTGGTGCAGACCCTGTGGTTCCTGGAGCATTTACAACACTTAGCAGTATTAGTATTGCATCTCCAGCAGTATTCACAGTTGCAGCGCCACATGGATTTGCAGTTGGTGACGTAATTAAATTAGAAACAACAGGAACATTACCAACTGGGTTGAACGAAAGTCTACACTATTTTGTATCCGATAACGATGCAGACGGTTTAGGTGCTGCTTCTGTACAATTTACTGTAACAACTACACCTCCTACACTAGGAAGTTCAGTAGAAGTTGATACTTCAGGTACACAAAGTGGAACACAGACTTATGCTAAGGTATTAGGTAGAGTAGGCGATTCAACAATTAGTGTTGTTCCGGTTGCTCCTCAAGAACGTTCACGTGTTCCTAATTCAAGATTTGTATACAAAGGTGAAGAATATATTATTAGCCAGTATGAATCAGAAGATGATCTTAACGATAACTATGCTAGAATAACTCTTAATAGACCATTAGAAAATAGTATAATAGAGTTTGAAGGATCTTACACTATAAGAAGTGCAGTTCCAATTAGAAGTTTAAACAGTTATGGTAACTTAACTATTAGAATTTCACTGACTCGTGTTACCGGTCATGACTTACTTGATATTGGTAGTGGGTCGTATGCAGATACAAACTATCCAAACGAAATTTATGGTCCAGCAGTTAATGCATTAAACTCAGATAATGAAACGCAAGAACGTACTGTGGGACGTGTCTTCTACGTAACCACTGACCAGTTTGGTAACTTTAACGTAGGACCTTACTTTAGGGTTGACCAAGGAACAGGACGTGTGACATTCTCAGCAGCGATTGCTTTGAGTAACTTGGACGGTATTGGATTTAAACGTGGTGTTCCAGTTTCGGAATTCTCAACAGATAGTTCATTCTCAGATAACGCAGTTGATACTGTTCCTACAGAGAATGCTGCAAGGCTTTATATTGAAAGAAGATTAGGTATCTCGCACAGTGGTGCTCCAATTATTGATGCTAATCTAATACCTAGTGTTACTGGTGGATTTATGGACCTAAGTGGTCAACAGGCTATGAAAGCCAATATGGATCTTAATCAGAACAAAATTGTAAATATTGCAGATCCAACTAATCCACAAGACGTAATGAACTTGAGAAGTTTTACTTTTGATAACCTACAAAACTTTGCATTTACAGATTTAGAATCTAATCAATTACTTGTATTCACAGGTAATGATAGAGATGCTGTTAACTGTACAGTTGTAGGAGATATAAGTTTAGATATTGATTCAACAGCAAACTCCATTGATGCGCAACTTAATCCTAATGTAATTTTAGATGCAGATGTTAATGCAACTGCTGATATTGCTCAAAGTAAACTGTTAATGCAATTAGCAGGCACTGATTTAAATGCACCAACAGGAACAGCAGCAGTCAAACAAGCACGTAGCGGATTAGTAAGTTTCAGTAGTACAGAATTTACTGTAACTGACGGTTGGGTACAACTAAAAGATAACGGTACACCTAAGTCAGCACTTGCACAAATTACTGCACAGAGTGTGTTAGGTAATGCTGCACTAACAATTGATGACGCTGCAGATGTTGCATTTACAACAATTGTAGATGCAGGTGGCTCTGTTAAGAAATCACAGTTTGGTAGTGTAGGTTTCCTTGCTAGAATAAATGCAAGTTCAGGAACTTCTGATAGCGATTACGCTATAATTAACTATGCAGCAGGTAGTAGTAATACAGTTGAAGCAAGTAAACTTATAATTAGAGATAGTAACGGTGACTTCGGTGGAAGAATTATTGATGTAGCGCAGTATAACATTGATGGGTTTGAAGCAGTTGATTCTGGAACATCTGGGTCAGGAGGGTTCATAAGAGTTCATACATACGGCGGAGCAGGTGGTAGCGGCGGCGGCGGAATTTTCTTACAAGACGGTACTCTTGCAGCAGACAAATCAACCTTTTATGATAACGATAGCCACACATTTAGAACTCAAAACGGTTTAGCAAATGCTCCTATCATTGCATCAAGTATTCAAGTAAGTGCATTAACAACTGGCGGTAACACCACCGCTGGTACAATTACAGGTAGATGGACTCTTACAGGAAGTTCACCTAATGAATCTAGACTTGAAGCAACATACTCAGCAGACGTTGCAGAATACTACGAAGGTGACAAGGAATACGAAGTCGGAACAGTGTTAGTATTTGGTGGTGACAAGGAAGTTACAACTTCGAACACAAGCACAGATAAGAGAATAGCAGGTGTTGTATCAAATACAGCAGCATATGTTATGTATACAGCATGCCCAGGACATAAAAACCTAGTAGCACTTGTTGGTAGAGTACCTTGTAAAGTTGTAGGAAAAATTAAGAAAGGTGATATATTAGTTACCGCAGGAATACATGGTGTAGCAACAGTAAGTGAAGATCCTAAAGTAGGAACAATTGTTGGTAAAGCAATTGAAGACTATGACAGTGATCACATAGGAACAATTGAAATAGCGGTGGGTAGATCATAATGGCATACGATAATAATATAAATCCAGGTAATCCACCAATAGTGTGGAGCAGTGTAAAGGACGCATTTGACAAAGTAAATGAGAACTTTACTATTATTGGTTCAACATTAGCTCGTGAAAGACAATTAAGTATTTCACACATTGAATCAGGAACTGTAAATAGTAATCCTGTAAGAGTTGTTACTACAGAACTACATGATCTAACAGATAATCAGATTGTAAATATTTTTAGTTCTGGTGTAAGTCAACTTGATGGTAACGAATATTACGTTAAAAAAGAAAGCGACACTGAGGTATTTTTATATACAGACCAATTGTTAACAACAGCAGTTGATGGAACGGCATTCGATGCTTATGCATCAGGTGGCGGCTTTATACAAGGTGGTTCAGAATATGCTAGTATTGATTTTGAAAATTTAACTACAAATATTTCATCTAATGGTGTTGCAACATTTAACTTAGGTAGTGTTACTAAACCGTGGAAGTCTTTATATACAGGTGAACATGCTGACAATGATGCAAATGCATTTAATGGTGTTTGGTTAGGCTCAGCACAAATCAAAGGTAAGCCTGGAGGTATAATTGATTTACCTTTAGGTTCAACTGTAAACGGTTCATTAATAATTAATCCAGATCAAACATTTTTCAAAAGTGTACAAGTTGATAGTGGAAACCAAGTAGTAGCAGATGACTTTGTTGACACATTAAATTTAATAAGTGGAACAGCAATTTCAATGGCAGTGGATAGTGCTGCTGAAAGTATTACAATTACAAACACAGGTGTTACACAATTAACAGCAGGACTAGGTTTAGGTATAAGCTCTACAACAGGAAATATCACAGTAACTAACATTGGTGTGCGAAGTATACAAAGCACAACAGCATTGCCTAGTGGTAGAACAGCAGGTGCTGGTATCAATATTGATAATAGTACTGGAGATAATGTAAAAATAACAAACGCAGGTGTACTAGAAATACAACCTGGTAGTGCTGCTTTAACGGTATTTACTGACGCAGCAACTGGTATTGTAACAATTACAAATGCTTCTCCGGCTGGTAATGCATATAGAACTGTAGATGTAAAAGGAACATTCTTGGCTGCTCCTAGTATAGCAGGAACATTAGTTGTAGAAGAAGGAAACGGTATTGTTCTTACTGGAGATAGTGGAACACAAACATTAAACATTGCGTTTAGTGGACAATCAGATATTACAGGTAGTGTGTTTGCAGACGATTCAACACTACTAGTTGATGCTGTAGATGCTAAGGTTGTTGGCAATATTGATACAGCAAGTTTAAGAACAAGTGAAATAACAATAGCATTAGGCAATAGTGCAGGCTTTACTAATCAAGGCGCTGCGGCAGTAGCAATCGGTCCTGACGCCGGCTCAGTAACTCAAGGCGTACAAGCAATAGCAATTGGTAAGAGTGCAGGAGAAACAACTCAAGGCATAAGTGCAGTGGCAGTTGGACCTTATGCAGGTAACGCAACACAAGGCCAAGGTGCAGTGGCAGTTGGTTCTATTGCAGGTCAAACAAATCAAGGCGCAGAAGCAGTAGCAATTGGATATTATGCAGGTAACACAACTCAAGGCGTCAGTGCAGTAGCAATTGGTAATGATGCAGGTAACACAACTCAAGGCGCTGCGGCAGTAGCAATTGGTCAAGATGCAGGTAAAACAACTCAAGGAGTGCAAGCAGTAGCAGTTGGATATCAAGCAGGATCACTAAACCAAGGCTATAATGGCACCGCAGTTGGTACTGATGCAGGTAGTGATACACAAGGCAATTTTGCAGTAGCAATTGGCTTTAGTGCTGGAACTACATCGCAAGGCATAAGTGCAGTAGCAATTGGTGATCTCGCAGGCAGTACTAATCAAGGTGAAGACTCAATAGCAATTGGTAAAGAAGCAGGTAGGATCAACCAAGGCGCAGAAGCAGTAGCAATTGGTAATCTCGCTGGCGTAAACAACCAAGCCGCAAACTCAATTGTAATTAATGCCGGCGCCACGGCACTAGAAAATACAGTAGCAGATACCTTTGTAGTTAAACCAATTAGAAGTGCTGTTGGTACAACTATAATGATGTACGATGTTACTTCAGGCGAAGTTACACATACAGCAAGTCCTGTTATTACAGGTGATCTAACAGGTAGCGTATTTGCAGATGACAGCACAATGCTAGTTGACGGAACGAATGGTGTTCTTAGAGGTACACATGTAGGCGATGTAATAGGATCAGTATTTGCTGACAACTCGACACTATTAGTAAATGGAGTTGACGGCACACTAGCATACGATGCAACCATTCCTGGAGATTGGGATGGAGATGCTCCGACTACAGTAGGTGCTGCCATTGATAGATTGGCTACACTTGTTAAGACATTAAACGGCGGAACGGGAGCGTAAGATGGCAAAACTAACAGTAAACATTGGCTCTAGCGCAAACGATAGAACAGGCGATAATCTACGTACTGCCTTTAATAAAATCAACAAAAATTTTACAGAATTATATGTTGGCCCACCACAACTTACACAGGCTGAGATAGATGCTCTTACACCAGTTTTTGGTATGATGGTTTATAATACAACATCAGGAAAGTTTCAAGGTTATGCTGCAGATGCTAATAATGATAGCACAGCAGGGTGGGCGGATCTCCACTAAATATACATATAGGAAAGAAAAATGGCAACGATACAAACAATAAATGTAGGAAATTTAGTAAATGACGGACTAGGTGATGACCTAAGAACCGCTTTTCTAAAAGTGAATACTAATTTTTCTAACCTTAATACAGGGCTTACAATAACAGCATCTAATAGTGGACTTGGCGCAGGTATTTTTAAACAGAAAACAAGTAATGATTTACAATTTAAATCACTTGTAAGTGGTACAAAAATTCTCATTGATGAATCTGCAG